AGTTGAGGTTGAGATTGGTGGTCAAAGAATTGATCGTCAATATGGTGACTGGATGCACATCTGGAACCAACTTACCATGACTGCCGAGCAGCAGCGTGGATATTTCAAGATGATTGGTAACGTCACCCAACTTACCTTCATCACTGATCCCTCTTTCTCTGAGGTTGATGGCCCTTGCGATTCCTTGGCTCCTCGCCAGGTTTGCGCACCCAGAAATGCTCTCCCTGAGACCACTCTGTACATCCCTCTCCAATTCTGGTTTTGCACCAACCCCGGTCTTGCTCTGCCTTTGATTGCTCTCCAATACCACGAGGTCAAGATTAACCTTGATATCCGCCCTATTGATGAGTGCTTGTGGGCTGTCACCACCCTGTCTTGCAACGATAACAGTGTTATTAACTCCCCCGCTGGTACTGGAGTTGCTTCTGCTGCCTTCGCTGCTAAGCAGTATGCTCCCGGACGCCCCGTTCCGGCTGCCATCGCCTATAACCAGTCACTCGTTGCTGCATCTTTGTACGTCGACTATGTCTTCTTGGACACTGACGAGCGCCGAAGATTCGCCCAGAACCCCCACGAGTACTTGATCACTCAGCTCCAGTTCACTGGTGATGAGTCTGTTGGTTCTTCTAGTAATAAGATCAAGCTCAACTTTAACCACCCCGTTAAGGAGCTCATCTGGGTCGTTCAACCCGATCAGAACGTTGACTATTGCTCGTCCCTTGTGTGCGATGCTCTCTTGTTCAAGGTTCTTGGCGCCCAACCCTTCAACTACACTGACGCCATTGACGCCCTCCCCAACGCTATCCACGCTTTTGGAGGTCCCGCTGCCGTCGCTGCCGATCGTCACGCCTTCATTGACGCCCGTGGTCTGTTCAATGACGCTGGTGCTCTTGACTATGATATCCCCGCTGGTTTCACTGGATACTGGCATGGTCCCCAAAATCCTTATGATGAGGCCAACTTTGGTGGTCCCGCTGTTCCCCAGAACCCCACCGTCGCTGGTCTTGACCCCACCATCCTCGCCCAACTCAGGGATCTCTCCAATGGTCACCTTGATAACTCCACCGTCTCTGACGCTGGTACCTTCGTTTTGACTGAGACCTCTTTGGACATGCACTGCTGGGGACAGAACCCCGTCGTCACCGCTAAGCTCCAACTTAACGGCCAGGATCGTTTCTCTGAGCGCGAAGGAACCTACTTCTCGTGGGTCCAACCCTACCAGTCTCACACCAGATGCCCTGATGAGGGTATCAACGTGTACTCGTTCGCCTTGAGACCTGAGGAGCACCAACCTTCTGGCACCTGCAACTTCTCCAGAATCGATAACGCCACCCTCCAGCTTGTTCTCTCCAACGCCACCGTTGAGGGTACCAAGACTGCCAAGGTCCGTGTGTACGCCACCAACTACAACGTGCTCAGAATCATGAGTGGTATGGGAGGACTCGCGTATTCAAATTAAGTAAACTGAAATTTAATTTTTCAATTAAAAACAACTTAAAGATATTCATATTATATAATATACAATATGAATTACAAATTAGTGTATAATTTTGAGTCGCAATTAAATTGTGGCATTATTAGATTTAATGACAAATATGTTATTATGGATTTTTCAGATTTGTTTTCAATCATAAATTTTGAAAAAAATTTTATTTACTATGATCCAGAAGAAAAAATATATCCTTATTATTTACGTCATAATCAAAAGATTTCCTATTTGGAATACATGTTTAAATATGATAGTTCAAATATTGAATATATATTTAAAAATAAAAATCAGTATGATTTGCGAAGGAATAATGTTGAAATCTATCATATTCATCATAAAATTATTTCTCAAACATATCAAATAATAGAATATACACTTGGTCATTATATAGAAATAGGTAAGGATGCTTATATTATGAAAAATCCTATATGGAAGATAAAAGAAAATAAAAAGGAATATTGGTTAATGTATTGTGAAACTAACACTATTGTTAAATTATGTTCCACAAGTTATCAAAAAATATTAGATTATGAAAATCAAAATAATGATGGAAAAAAAATAACATTCTTTTGCCATCTAAATGGATATATCAGTTCTTCGTGTGGATTATATATTCATCAAATAATAACAGGTTGCTATGGAAATGGTAAAGGCACAAAAAATGTTAGTGTTGATCATATTGACAGAAATCCTTTAAATAATACATTTGAAAATTTACGGGTTGCATCACAAAATGAACAACAAACCAATTCTAAAGGTATTTTACCAGGCACGCAAAGGGAACGCAGTAGTAAAAAAGATTTACCAGATGGTATATCATATGACATGTTTAAAAAATATGTATATTTTAACCGTGAATTTTATGACAAAGCAAAAACAAAGGAGAGAGAGTTTTTTCGGGTTGAACATCCAAAATTAGATAAACCTTGGTCTACAACTAAGTCTGAAAAGGTGTCAAATTTGGAAAAACTAGCGCAAGCAAATAAAGTGGTTGATGATTTAGAAAATGATATTTATCCTGAAAAAGGTGAACCAACTTTACCAAAATATGTGTCTCTTATTGTAGCAAGAGATAAACCTCATCTTGTATATGAAAAAAGAATAGTAGACGGTAAACGATTAAATGTAAAGATGGTTTTACCAGAAAGTTATGATTTACAAGACCAAATATCTATTTTAAATGAGAAAATAAAGGAAAAATACGAAGGTGAAAGTATATTATAAATATATAACCAATATGAATACCATACTAAAACTATTATAATCTATTTATTAAACTAACAAATTACCTTCTCTTACTTCTTGCATATCGTCGTCTCTTACTCTTATCACTAGTTTTGGTACTAGTTCGTCTGCCTTTAGTTCCTCGCTTCTTAGTACCAGTACGTCTCCTAGTTTTTCTTCCTCGTGCATGATCCTTTGTCTTGGTCGAAAGATAATCTTCAATTACTTTTAATTTGTATCCAAATGTCATTCCATCTTCAAAACGAATATCAGGATACATTTCTTGTACCGCCTGAATTAATTTACTATTACTATTATTAGGACAAGGTGATAATTTAAGACGTTCGCATATCATTTTATTAAGGTCTAACGCAAGTTTATCGTAAATTGTCTTAATTTTATCATACTCAGTCTTGTCCTGTGGTGTAAATTTTATTCCCTTTTTATTAGGATTAATATTAATTGATTCAACTGCTTTATCAATTATATACTCCGTTGCTTCATCCCATTGAATCGCACGTATTGCGTCCTCACTAGTCATATCTAATTCTAAAACTTCAGTTATAAAATTTTCCATACTGTATAGTCCAGTATTTTGTTGACCATATATTTCTGCATCTGCGTTTTGTCTATCTATATTAGCAAAACGTTCTCTAGTTTGAGCTGTCAAATAACGACGTGGTCCTGCTCTTTCTATTTCTCTTCTTAAAGTAGGTTCTTCATCTGATTCATCTGAGTCACTATTACCCCAACCCCAATTCCTTTGTCCTTGTTGTCCTTGTTGTCCTTGTTGTCCTTGTTGTCTTTGTTGTCCTTGTTGTCGTCCTAAAACACGTTCGTCATCTGAGTCACTATCATACCAATCCATTTATATAAATATGTATAGAAAATAATTTACTTGTATTTTATATGATGTAATTCCTGTCTAACATCGACGGCAAACGATACCAAATATGACATTAACCGGGACAATTGGGTTTCCATCCTGTCATTTTGTTCGACCAATTTCTTCATCTGATCATCCATATTCATCAACTTGTGATTCATATTAATGATCAAAATGTCTTTTTCCGAAGACATTCTATGTAATATTTCGATTTCAGATTTAAGAGATTTATTCTCCACAGTAAGAGAGTTATTCTCTAGAGTAAGCGCATTATCGTTATCTTGTGACATCTTATTATAGTTTAATAAGAACCCTTTAAATTTATTATAAAAACAATAAAAACAATAAAACAATAAAACATATTTATTAATTAACTATTTAAATGTTAATTAATAAATATTAGTATAAGTAATGTCAAGTGAACAAACCGTGTTAGTTTTTGGAGCAAATGGATGGATTGGATCCAAGGTAGTTAAATTGTTACAGGATTCCAGTGTACATGTTATCATGTCATTGTGTCGCGCAGATGACATAAATGCGATTCAACGAGAGATTGAATTGATTGGTACTGTAACACATATTATGAGTTTTATTGGGCGCACTCATGGTGTTTACGAGAACCAAGTAATTGGTACAATCGATTATTTAGAGAAACCCGGGAAACTAGTAGAGAACATGAGAGATAATCTTTTTAGTCCAATTGCTTTGGCGGAATTATGTAAGCGACAGAATATCCATTTCACCTATTTAGGTACTGGATGTATCTTTGAATATGACAACAATCATTTGTTAGGAGAGACAATGACTGGTTTTGTTGAGTCTGATTTGCCCAACTTTGTCGGTTCATCTTATTCGATTGTCAAGGGATATACTGACCGAATGATGCAACTATTGTATTCAGACAGCGCACTAAACGCTCGCATTCGAATGCCTATTACAGACGAATTAGACAGTCCACGTAATTTTATTACAAAAATTCTCAATTATCCCAAAGTTTGTTCAATTCCAAATTCAATGACAGTTTTAGACGAATTGTTGCCAGTTTTAATTGACTTGGCGCTCAGAAGACAAGTAGGTACAGTAAACTTAACAAACCCTGGAGTCATTAGTCACAATGAGATCTTAACCATGTACAAAGAGATAGTAGACCCTGAGTTTACATGGTCGAATTTCACAATAGAAGAACAGAATCAGATTTTGGCGTCAAAGAGATCAAATAATTGTTTAGACGCGAGCAAATTAGTGAGTTTAAGTCCAAGTGTTTTGCCAATTAAGGACTCCGTTCGAAATGTAATATTAAGAATGAAGGGACAAAAAAGAGATTAAACTTAAGTTTAATATTTGATATTTTAGTAAAAGCGTTATAAATCTATAAATAAATTACATTATATATTTATCATGAAATTATTAGTAACAGGTGGATGTGGATTCATTGGATCCAACTTTGTGAATTACTATTTCAACCAAAACAAGGATGTCACCATTGTTAATTTAGACGCAATGTATTACTGCGCGTCCGAAACAAATGTTGCCCAAGAGGTGCGTAACTCGGAAAGATATCATTTAGTAAAAGGTAATTTATGTTCCTATGATTTGATCGCTAATATTTTGAATATTTATAAAATTGATACCATTATTCATTTTGCCGCACAGTCGCACGTTCAAAATTCGTTTGAAGATGCGCTCCAATATACACATGATAATGTTCAAGGAACCCACACTTTGTTAGAGGCGAGTCGTAAATATGGTAAAATTAACCGATTCATTCATATTTCAACTGATGAGGTATATGGTGAGTCTATGTTGAATGAAAATGAGGAGAAGAAGAATGAGAATTCAATTCTGTGCCCTACTAATCCTTATGCGGCAACAAAGGCTGCTGCTGAATTGATTGCAAAATCGTATTATCATTCGTTTAAAATGCCCATCATTATTACGCGTGGTAACAATGTGTATGGACCGAATCAATATCCGGAAAAATTGATACCGCGTTTCATTCAGCAACTGAAACAGGACGAAAAGGTGACAATTCAGGGTGATGGATCAAATGTGCGCGCGTTTTTACACGTCAATGACGTGTGCTCTGCGTTACAATTGGTCTTGGAAAAGGGTGAAATTGGTGAAATTTACAATGTTGGTAGCGACGATCATCATGAATATACAGTGCTTCAAATTGCTCACATATTAATAGAAAAAATCAAAGGTACAACTACACATAATGAGTGGATTACATATATTGAGGACAGACCTTTTAACGACAAGCGATATTATATTAGCAATGAAAAGGTGAAGCAGTTGGGTTGGACAATTGATGTTGATTTTAATAAAGGAATTGATGAGTTGATTAATAAATAAACTAACAAATATACAAAAATGACTTAAAAATATTTATATCTATATATCTTATATGCAGATATTTATAAAAACTTTGACTGGCAAGACGATTACTGTGGAGGTTGATCCAAATGACGCGATTGAGTCTGTCAAGCAGAAGGTACAAGACAAAGAAGGTATCCCACCCGATCAACAGCGCCTCATATATGCAGGCAAACAATTAGAAGATGGTCGCACATTACAAGACTATAATATACAAAAGGAGGCGACACTTCATCTGGTTCTTTAAGTAAGGTTTACAATTAAATAATATATTAATCAAATAATATATTATTTTGATTTTTGTTTTGGATTGTTAGTTCTTTCAGGCGACAAACACGCCTTGATATGCCCGACTGTTTGACCCGAATGCTTTGAGAATCGAGAGATCATATTATTGATAACGAGTGAATTAGTTGGTTTTTGGTTTTCTAACATATACTTATGAATGTTGTTGAGATAATATAGATTGCACTTGGGTTTATTGAAATTTATCTTTTTGTACGCAGATGAACTAACAAATAACATGATCGTTATTATTAATAATAGAATGGTAGACCACATATTTAACGTTGATTATTTTATATTATTTAATTAATTATGAAAAAAATGTTCAATTTTTATTTATTAATTAATTAAAATACTATTTACACAAAACAACAAAACACATTTATATAATTATTTATTATCAGCACTCTATTCTGCTTCGTCTTCTACTTCGTCTTCTGATTCATCCAATTCATCTGCTTGATCTGCTTCATCTGCATCTTCCTCATTTTCCGCAACTTCAATGTAGTTACTTCCATCCCATCTTAGGTTTCTAGAGTTAAGCAGAACATTCATATTCAATACCTCGGGTTTGTCTTCTGATCTGAACTTTGTAAACAGGGTTTTGATCTGATCGTCGTCTCTAAAACGCGCACTATATTCTTGCTGGATATTATTACGTCCAATTCGTCCTAGCGCTTGAATAATCTTTTCTTGAGTCATGTTCAAATCCTTACTCAAATATCCATGACAGAACTGATAGTTGGTACCATAAATATAATCACTGTCAGCGATGATCAAATATAATTGTTGCTTGTCGGCAAGTTTCTTCATAATTTCAGTGTAAGCGATACTTTTATGCTCAGTAAACACACCAATTCCTAGTAACAAGAGTACCTTCCAACTGTCTTCCACATCTTTTAACAACATAATAGACATGATTGATTGCTCGTCAATGCTGCTAGTAAACGCCGCTTTTGTATTTAGTCCAGTCGCCCATTTCTCAAGATGCGTCAAAGTATTGGGAATAAATATATCATTTAATGATGCACTCTTAACCATTCCCTTGAGTTCTTCAATTTGGGTGCGTATCTTTTCAATCGATGGATTTTCATCTGACGTAATCGACCTATCCACTATCTTTGATGCGAGTTTTATCTTGCTCTTCTTCTCCTTGGTTTTCATTGAAGTGCCAGTTGATCCAAATAATTTATTGGTGATCTTCTCCTCTTCAAATTCAAGTGTATGTTCGAGCATAGCAACACGTTCGTTAATTGCGTTATTGAACTCAATTTTCTCCGTAATGTCTTTCATGATGACGGCAGGAATGTTTGCTTGCTGGATACAGAACTTGGCAACCTTTTGAACATCATTTGCTAAGAATATAGTAGGTCCATCCGTTAGCGTATACGAATCCTTTGTAGTCACGTATATTGCGCAACTGCCATTGGGTTCTGATCTTGGTAACGGCATAGCACTGTCTTGTTGACTGGCAAGTCGAGACAAAGGTGTACCGCCTATTGTGTTATTAACAGGAGTTACTCCACTTCTGTATGTTGCACCGGGTCCTACACTAATTGACTTGGATATTTTATTACCAGTAGCGTCAATACCACTATTTGGCACAATTCTCTTATATCTTGTATCCCTAAAGTGTCGATAGATTTTAGACCAATGGTCCTGATTTTCCTCAGTTTTAATATTCTTTAAAACCTTCAAATAGTGTAACTTGATACTCATCATATTAATGTCATCAACACTTGCAAAGTTTCTCTCGAATGTAGCAGCAGATTTTGTATGACTATTTCGCTCAGCGTACATTATAAAATCAGACGCTTCCTTCAGATCAAAATATCTGAGCAATGTCAAATTTTCGTCACAGTGTTCAGAGACCTTAAGAACTTCGTTGTAATCAGCGCCGCATGTGTAATGAGGCATGACGACAAACCCATTGTTATTGATAATGGGAATCGACTTCTTACAATCATGACTAACAATATTGAATATTTTAGGAGGATCGCATCTTGGTTTGGTGAATTTGGTTATGAAATCGTCAATAGTTTGCGTCAATTCGCGCTCTTTTGGTAACGTCGCAGATGATAGAACCATATTGGGAATCATATTTTCTTGCCAGTTTCTCTTTATGATTTTGTGTAAATGATGCGTTTTATAATCCATAGTGATGGTTGGTTCATCCCATTGGACTATGATATTTCGTGGTGAGTTAAACGCCATCATATAATACATCGCTGGCAAATAAGATCGAATGTCACAGATCATGATTTCAACTTTTCGACCATTGCTATTATCGACCTTACCAATACCGCCGGTACGCTTGTTGATTGTGTAATCTGCTGCCGCAAAGAAATGTAAACGCACATCTTCAGCGCTAGAGCAACCAAACGCAAACGCAATCTTCTTTCCACAAGAAATTGCTGCACGCGCCAACTGTAGACCGACGTGTCTCGCTGCACAAACAAATATAACACGATTTTCCTCGGATAGACCCAGAGGTGTCATTGTTTTGCCCGTGCCAGTAGGAGCGATATACAGGATCAGTTTTGGTCCATATCCCTTTGCCGCGGTAAATACTTCTTTTTGATGCTCGTATAGCGTCATATCACCGTATTTCAAGAGATGAGAATTTTTCTCAATAAATTCTACTGAATTTTCAACAATATAACCAAGATCAACAGCGCTATCAAATATATCAAGAGAAGCGATAATACTATTCTTCAAATAATTATTAATCTTCTCAATATTGTTTGCGAGCAACTTTCGAAGCGTATAGTAGTGGAACATCCAGTGATTATTGCTATTTGAATGCTCTAATAACATCTTTTCAAAATGACTGAATAATATGAACTCGTATATTTCAGACGTTTCAGGATTGATTGTGTCCATGCGATTTAAACGAATCTGATCGGACTTTTTGAGTTTGATGTTTGTATTCACGTCGATGTAACAGACGCCGTCTCTTATTTCAGCAACTGTAGTTATAGTTTCTACTTCTCCTGACATCTTGTGCTGTTTATGTTTATTGCCTTTTGACTTCTCGAACTTTATACATGTTAGATTGTATTTTTTAATAAATTCTTTGATATTATCTCCAAAATATTTACTAAAGAGGAATTCTTCTATTTCATCATTGTATTCTATCTTTAAATACGTAAAGAGAGAATTTGTCTTATTGCTTTTGATATTTACTTCATAATAACCCTTTGTTATTAATGTTAGCACTTCCTTTTCCTTATCAGAAACGGGGATCTCGATAGAGTCCCACTCAGATTTAGATAATTTAATTTGCTTGAGGTCCATTCTTTAGAATAAGTATATGATATTTATACCTATTTCTTTATATTATTTTAATAAATCAATTTTTTTTATAACGGTCTTTTAAGATCCCAAATGTAAAAAATTGAATTTAGATTATTATTTAAAAATAGCGCTATAAAATATTATAACATGTCTCAGGTTTTTAACTACAACGAACACTTTGCGATTGTCTCTATTGAGGGCAATATTGGATCCGGCAAATCAACTCTTTTAGAACGTCTAAGAGAGGAATTTAAGGATAATCAATATGTGCGATTTTTGAGAGAACCTGTAGACGAGTGGGAAAAGATAAAGGACAAAGATGGTAACACTATGCTGCAGAAATTTTACGCAAATCAGGCAGAGTATTCATTTGCGTTTCAAATGATGGCATATATTTCTCGCCTGACCATTATTCGAGAGAACGTGCGCGATATTATGAATGCTGTGAAAAATAATGGGGGAAAATCAAAAAAATACATATTAATTACCGAGCGTAGTTTATACACTGACAAGTATGTATTTGCCAAGATGTTATTTGATCAGGGCAAGATCGAAGACGTTAAGTATCAGATTTATTTAAATTGGTTTGACGAGTTCGCCAAGGATTTCCCAGTGAATGACGTCATTTACGTGAATACGGATCCTAAAAAGTGTTATGAGCGCATTCATAAGCGAGCGCGCGTTGGTGAAGAGGTAATTCCTCTCGCATATTTGGAGTCGTGTCACAATTATCATAATGAGTTTCTAGATGAGAGCACTGGAATCAAGACCAATCAACTCGTCTTGAATGGAAATCAAGACATATTTGTTGAGACTGGTCTTGTAGACGCATGGATCTCTACAATCAATCAATTCCTCAAGATTTAAACTGAAATATAAATATATAATAAAACAATTTAAAGAAAAAGGTCAAAATTAGTAAAAATGAATAATCAAACGCCTTTTCTATTATATAAAACAAATAAACAAGAGTTCTTAACCAAGATGTGTTCAATATGCTGGAGCACACTATTTTTTCCTGACGTAGTAGATAATAAAATGATCCATTGTTGTAAATTGGAATGTAATCACATGTTTCATAATAATTGTATTAATAAATCCATTAATAGTAATAATTTGAGTTGCCCTGAATGTCGAAAGACAATTGATACTAACAAAATGAAGAACATGGATAAATCACTGGAATTGGCAATCCGAGATGACGCGTTTAACCACAATGAAATTGATGATGTTTTGAGAGAGCAATTTGCGAACAGTTGTCTCACCGTTGATGACTATCCATATCACAAATTAGTATTTAAACGATGGCTCAAAAAACAGAATAAATAACGCATTGGTAGCAGTTGTTTGCGGGTATATTTAGTTCATCTTTAGTTATTAAGTTATAGGTTCATGTTCATACACTGAGGACAAGATATTACTTGCCCTGAATTCGACCCTGAATTAGAAACACAACAAGGTGAACCGATTGAATTAGTATACTCTGTAAATCCCGAACAACCATTATAATTCCACACACGAGGATGGGTATAACTAGAACCACATGGTGATGTTGTTGTTGTTGTTGTCGCCGGTGCCATTGAGTTAAAGTAAGCAATTCTTTTGATTTGTTGACCAGAATTGGCCAAGGATGCATACGAAGTATAATTGGGCATAATATATAATATTACTAAAATAATTATTATATAAATATATTTTTTCATTGAATATATTTATAATAAATGTCTCCAGCAAATGATCTAATAATAAATCTGGTTGTAACGTGTCCGCATTGCGGTGATCCGATTTTAATTGAACAACTAAATTGCTGTATTTTCAGACATGGCACTTTAATTGCCTCTGGCAGACAAATTGAACCACACTCGCCAAAGGAATTGTGCGATTTCTATGTCGCCAACAATAAGATCTATGGTTGCGGCAGACCATTTCAAATTGTTCGGAATGCGAATAATGAATTGGTCGCTGTTGTGTGTGGGTATATCTAATTTCTTTGTAAATACAAATTTACACAATGATTTTTTTCATTATAAACCATCTATCAAGTCCATGTGTTTCATTAAATATAAATTGACATTTACAATAATTACAAATTTCCATTAACAATTTATTATTATAAACATAATGATGTAGACACCTATTATTAAAATTGTTTAGACTTCTTTGGGTAAACGCTGCTAAATCACCAGCGGGAGGGTCCATACTTAAATCATGATTCTCCAGAATTTCAGGAAGTGTAGATAAATCATCTTCACCTACATTTTTTTCATATTGAGACAATAATGTTGAAAATTTTGAGTAACTTCGCTTATGATCAAAACAAACAGATTTTTCAGGAACAATGATAATTATATAACCATTTGGTTTAATTATTCTTATCCACTCATGTATTGCTTTTAATGGATTTGCTATATGTTCTAATGAATGAGATGAAAACAAAAAATCATAACTGTCATTTTTTACTAGTGAAATATTTATAGCGTCATTAATTATAACTTTACCTTTTTTATTAGGATAATAATAATAATCTTCTGTATGTTGCGACCAAATAGTATTATTTGAAAAAATAACATTATCCATGCTAATTGCATTTTCATAAACAGTGGTTGCTATATAAGAAGGACCTCCAATTTCAACTCCAAACTTGTTAATTGTAATATCCTTTATTATTTTACTTAACATTTTATATTTATAATTATAAATATAAATTTTATACCTTTTTAAACATAAAATATTAAAATGTCAAATCAATTACAACTGGGTAATGATCCGAGTTCATTGTACCACAGTATTCAGTGTATCCATGATAAATAGAGACGGTGGATACTTTGCTGAAAATCTTGCTACTCATTAACACGTGATCAATCATCGAGTAATCTTTTGGTGAACTAGTTGCGCAGTTATTATCGGAGTCATACCAGTCGCTATATCGCTCTGATTGCGCCATTTTTGACGCAGCATTTGTCAAGGTATATGCGCCTTTTTTCTGACCATAGAGTCCCTTCATGATATCAAGGACGTAAGATGTGGGTTTATCGGAATTGACATCGGGCACTTCTGCGTCAAAATCATTCATGTCGCCAAGTAGCACAACTTCGTAACCTTTGGAGATGTACCCGGCAACCACATTCTGAAGCACTTGTGCTTGCGCTTCTCTCTCAGCACATCGACTCGGTTCAGTGGGAATGGCGAGCAAATGAGCGCCAATTAACGCCGTTTTGTAACCACCTAAACTAAACTCAGTAATATAATGCTTGCTCACGCCAGAAGTTCCGGCAGGTCCAGTGTATCCACATTTGGAACCGGTAATAGGATACGACGCACGCTCTTCAGTTCGATACAGGTTCACTAGTGGATCTATACGAGTAATCATTCCTACATTCTGCCCAGTGCTTGTGTCAGTACCTTGTTTCAAATATGGTTTGTAAGTTGTGTCTTTTAGCGAAGTAATCAGCGTGTTAAGTTCATCGCATCCCTCAACTTCACAAATATTGACAATGTCCGGATTTAACGCCTTGATCGCATTGGCGACATATGACATGTGCGTTTGAGCGTCTGCTGTAGTTTCCCAAGAGCAACCAGATCCGGGGCATTTAGCGCTGCTACAATAGTCAATAAAGAGCCATTCGGCGTTGTATTGGACAAGACGCAATGAGTTTTTATTGGGTCGGCGGTCACCTGGGGCGCTAACAATTGGGCATTCGGTATCAGCGTTAACGACCAATTGTTTGTTGTCAATGAAGGTATTACATGACAAAACATACGCAAAAAATAACACTAGAAAACTTGTAGGAGTCATTTTATAATACAATTATATATAATAAAATGACCTAAAATTTTAAATGGTTATTATATATAATATAAATAGTTCAAATGTTTCCTTTTCCGAATAAAGAATTGAAAATTATTATACCGGTTCTAAAGCAGACAAATATTACCAAATACACGATTAAAAGTCCATCTAGTAAAACAAAAACCAGTAGTCCTTTAAGTAATCCTTTACACATTGAAATGTCCGCCAAAATTTACCCCTCATGCGAATATGTATTGAACTTTGATGGTTGCAGCAAAGGCAACCCAGGTCCCGCCGGAATTGGCGCTGTTATAAGCAAATCGGGATCTGAAGAGTGGTGTGGTTGCCAGTTTATTGGAAAAAAAACCAACAATCAATCAGAATATAGCGCACTCATTCTAGGTCTAAATGAGGCGCTTAGTCGTAATATAAAGCAATTACAAGTTTACGGAGATAGTCTACTTGTAATTAATCAGGTAACGGGGCAATTTAAGGTCAAAAATGTCTTGCTACAAGACTTATACAAAGAAGCGATGGATCTTATTGCTAAATTTGATTATATCGCATTCAATCATGTTTATAGACAATTTAATAAACGCGCAGATCAATTGTCTAATCTTGCTTTAGAAGTGTGCGATCCTTGAATTAAATGAAATAATGAATATTAATTTGTTAAAAGTGATATATTAAGTATAGGCGCGGGTTTATAACGCAGTAAATCCAATTCTTTTTTGCTTGTGGGGAATATCTCATGACCATAAATATCCTGAAGAAGTAACCATTCAAATATGCCGCCAGTATATGCATAGACATTTTGAAACCCAAGTGCGACTAATTGCTGATACTTCTTATGAACAAGGTCATCATGATTGTTTTTGCCGTAAATAATGATTTTTATACCTTTATTTTCCTTAATATACTTGTTGACAATTGACTCTTCTTGTTCTAATCCAACAGTGCCTTTGATTAGACACTGCTGATCAGTTGACGACAATGTGTTTATAATTAAATACGTTTCAGTGTTTTTAGTTGCAGTTTGCATATCTTCAAAATTAATCTTTCTCATTGATTGAACATTTCCCATTTATAAGTTAACTAATAACTTATAAATACTTATTTTTAAATACTTTTTCCACCTTTTCTCTTTGAAAGTCTGATTTATATAATTTAACGCATTTACCTTCTTCGGGTTTTATTAGAATAAGGTCTTCGCGACTTCTTTACATAGTGTTTCTTTTGATGAAATACTAAATCACCTAATTTGGTTGTAAAGTCTATCAATCCTAAATTTGTTTTTGAAGAACTACCTTTGCTATATGAATAAGGTCTATGTGTCTTTTTAACATTATGTCCTTTACGATGATATACTGTATTACCGCGCTTTGTTGTATAATTTTTCCTCCCACGGTGAGTTTTAGATCTGGTTCCTTTTCTACCCATTTTATATATTATCTAAATATAAAAATAAAAATTTAATGTTTTGATTCTTAGCGCAGCAGAACCTTTTTTAAAGGTGGAAAATGGTGGACTAGTTAAATTGTACAACAATCTCAACTTTCTCTTTCTTAATACTCTTGGTTGCCGAAATAGATAGTTCCTCGCGCTTCTTTCGCGTCTTTGAATTGTCCACAATGGTCTCCTTACGTTTTGATGTGCTATTACGATTATTCATATCCTTTTCAATAGTATCATAATTCTCTTCAATATACTTAACTACATTGTTCTCTAGCGCCCATTTAAAGAAATTAAGTTGACCAATTGTCGTCTCAATAAACGTGCCATTTTTATAAGGAATACTAATTCGATCCCAGCGGCAAAATGGATCAAATCGCTTCTTACTGTATGCTTTCAATTTCAACTTGTAATCGTCATAGACCTTGAATCTGCGCGCAACATTGTCTTCAGTCTGATCAATCGTATATAATGTATAGAATTTTTTCGCATAATTAGTGGCGAACCAGTCAACAATGCGCAGCGAAATCTTGGACTCACCAGTAATAATCTTAAGCATGTCGTCTAAATTGGTATTGTAAGCAGTATTATAAAATACCATCAAATTATTCAATAATAGATCATTTTGGGTGGTATAGGAACTATTGATGTTCATACTTGTTATTTAAGTTTTCAATAATAATTTTTAAGTAGTTTTATAGTTAATTATTGATTTAAATAAATAAATAAATTAAAAATAGTAAAATAAAATATTTGATTCAAAACGTTAATTGCAATTTAGCAAAAAATAAAATCTAACAGTAAATATATTATAACTATGGCTAGTTTTATGAACACTTACTTTGGTCCCTTAGGTGAGGAATACTGCATCTATTTCTACGCATTATCCATTTTCTTTGGAATCACATTTGCTCTCAGTTTGTTTTCAGTCATTTATTACATGGCGTTTAATTTTAGCAAGTTGAACATAATGTTTATTGCGAATACATTCTTCTTGCTTCTTAATTCTTTTTTGATGTACTTGTCTAACCGATTGTTACACACTATGTGCATGAAGAGTCTCTAAATTAATACGGTGATTGTTTTATATAAAACACCAGCAAATTTTTATTCAGATGCTGATGTTTTGTTTGACGCGCGACTCTGTCCTTGTGTGGTGTTAATCGGTTTCAAAAACATGTCCCGTGTGACGACATCATTTACATAACTTGTCTGCATCGAAAATGGATTCGTACCTCGTTGACCAATCAGTTCGCGGTCAGAAATTTTATTATCAAGATATTCACGTTTATTCTCATTGTCGCTATTTCTTGAATAACTTAATTCGTTTATATCAGTAAACGCTAAAGATTGTGCGATCGCATTTTGCCCGCTATCAAAACTTAATTGTTGCGTTGTTTGATCACCTTCTTCGTAACCATAATCAGTGTTTGCTGTGTTTTTGTTAGTATTAGTATCTCGATCTTTATCCTTTCGAGGACTTTTATAATAGGGTTCTCCAACACTCCATTTCCAATAATTTATACTCATTATTAATAAATAATATATAATAATGAGTGAATGAACTAACAAAAATAACACATGTTTTTTAATCTAGACGAACAATTTGTAGGTTTTTAGTGAAAAAGAAAGCATCTTTGTTAGTTCGACGTCTTTTTAAGTTGCATTCTAAACAGGCAATTAATAGATTGTTTCTGTTATGTCCTATTTCATTGTTGATCCTATCTAAAGACCATTGTTTATTTTCTCTTACAATTTCATAGAGCAAATAGGTTTCACATGCGCAATAATGGCATCGCATTTTAGACTGATTTAATAGATCTATTACATCAGTAAAACTAACAAATTCGGTATCCAAAAATTTACCCTTTAATATGTCTTGCTGCTTATATCCAGATATTTTTGCCTTTATATGACTAACAATCATGGCAATGTGCCTAGGATTTATTAATTCATTGTTATTATGAGTTTTATTAAATAATGCATTTAACAGACCTAATTGCGTTTCAAACGATAGATCTTCATTGTTTAATCCCCATGTCTTGGTTTCAACACGCATTTTCTTTTTCCTTCTTTTTGATTTGTTTTGATCCATTTGTTGTTAGTTCATTAATAATAACCTTTTTATCTGAATCATTTGTTATATTTGTTAGTTCATTGTCTTCATCATTCATATTTTTTGAACAATTAGTTTCCTTTATAAATATTCTCTTTACATTACTATCGATCGTCAAAGACATTTATAAATAAATATATAATAAATTGTTAATAATAATGTATATAACAGAATGGGTATAAAAGGTAAATATTATATAAATGTTCTTTATATATAATATAAAAAACTGAGTTAAACTCTATTTACTATATTATTATATAAAATGACTACAAAAGAACAAGATATACAAGAATTAGATCAGACACCTGTACAAACGCAAGGACAAACGCAAGGACAAACGCAAGGACAAACGCAAGGACAAACGCAAGGACAAACTGAATGTAACGAATTAAAATCCATCAAATACAAGTCAATGTTAATGAATGGTATCGCATGGCCGGAAAAAAAGAATTCGAGCAATCTAACAAGTTTGGACAAATTTCTTGAAAATGAAAAGAACACAAACGCTAATGAACCGTGGTCTAAATTGGACAAGACTGCTAAACTAAAGAAATTGATTTTGTACGCTGATAACTACAAGACTGAGAATGAATTGTCGCAAGAAGAATATAACAAAATGGTCACATTCTTCAAGGACTGCTTAGATAAGAAGAAGTTACAAAGAGTAAAGGATGTTGTATATGATAAGGATAATGGATCGATTAAAGAAATACCAGCGCTGCATTTTAATAAACCAAATACGCATTTTACATTGAAGAACATTGACAAACGTGTTTCAACAATAAGAAGTTTGGCGCCAAAGAAGAAGGGCACTGCTAAAAATATTGTGAATAATGATTCCGACTCGGATACCGATGATAAAGTCAACCTTTCATGAAAAGGTGGAAGTATAAAATTGATTTGAATTTTTAATTTAAAAATAAAAGAACAATGATAATATAAAGAATGGACAAAATATTCGTGAACGCATTACAGGAATTAACTAATATAATAGACGAAATTGAAGCAGAAGAAGATACTCCGTTCTTCAGTGAAGAAGACGCACTCGAACTCTACGATAATTGTATTTACTTGATGGAGGAATTCATGAAGGATAATATTAAAGTCATTGTCGAACCCGATTTTGATGAAATATTTGACGAGAATATCAAAGAAATGATGGCCGCGCTGTTTGAGGACGATATATTTTATAATGACGACGCTGAAGACGAATTAGACGAGATCATCGCTGAAGCAAAGGCAGACTTCTTCAATAATTATACAACACCGCGTTCATATTCAGACGCTCGCATTCTTGTTGAACCAGATTATGAATTTATTGAAGAACAATTAAATGTATTGCGAAACAAACCGCAACCAGCGCAGCGAACCAAAGAATGGTATCAATTTCGTCATAATCTAATCACCGCAAGTAACGCATATAAGGCGTTTGAAAGTCAGGCGACAAAGAACCAGTTGATATATGAGAAGTGTCAACCATTGCAAGGTTCATGTGATGATGATAGTGATGGTGAAGAAGTGGTAAAGATGGTAAATGTAAATACAACACTTCACTGGGGTCAAAAATATGAACCACTTTCAGTAATGATTTATGAAGATGACTATGAGACAAAAGTTGAAGATTTTGGGTGTATCCAAGACGACCAATATTCTTTCTTAGGTGCGTCGCCGGATGGAATTATTACTGATGTCAAATCAGATCGTTATGGGCGCATGTTAGAGATCAAAAACATTGTAAATCGAGAAATAGATGGCATTCCCAAGAAGGAATATTGGATACAGATGCAACTACAAATGAAAGTTTGCGATTTAGAGGAATGCGACTTTTTAGAGACCAAATTTGTCGAATACTTAGACCGCGCCACATTTGAAGAAGACACGAACAACGATCGTTACGAAGACGATAATGGACTAGAATTTAAGAATGTTTGCTTATCAAAGGATAATAAGCAAAAAGGAATCATATTGTATTTTCATACCAAAGAAGGTAAACCACATTATGTTTATAAACCCCTAGATATTATTCACCCACATGATATAATTGATTGGGAAGACAAGACACTTGATTTATACCAGTCGGACAAATATAATTATATATACATGAAATTCATTTATTGGAAATTGGATCAAAAAAGTTGCGTGTTAGTGTGCCGAAACAGGCAATGGTTTGAAGACGCGGTACAAGAAATAAAGGAATTGTGGGATATAGTTCTTTTGGAACGTGTTTCAGGATTTGAGCATCGAGCGCCAAATCGTAAAACAAAGAAGGATACAACAACGTATAATGCGTTTGATTTACTGCTTAAATCAGGATCTAAATGTTTGTTACAAGTAAAGAAATTAGACCTAACAATAGAGACTACAGAGACAGAAAATGGAGAAAATGAAGAAAATGAAGAAAATTAATATAGAATATTCTCATTATCAGGGATCGAGAAGAACAACATATTTGGTTCCGTGCGGTAATATCCAACGCGTGCACCAGGTCCCTCTTCTACCGGTGGCAAAGGACAAACTTCATTGGGTTTGTTTTTTATTTTTTTATATAACGCATTACACATGTCAGCGCGAATACACGTACCTTCCTCGGGACTATTTACATAACGTAAATTGTTAGTTATTTGCGCAAACGAACTTCGATCAAACTCAGGATATTCCCACCAAATGTCACTGTAATTTCGATTCGATACACCCTTGTTCCCAGTTAAAGGAAAACTATCTAATATTGGTTTGTCAACAGAAACAGGATAGTCGCCAGGAGTAGATAAATCTTGAGATTTAAACCCTTCTATTTTCAAAATAGGAGCTAAATATAATCCTAATACTATTATTATTAATAAAAATATCATTCCATAAATGTTTGTCATTTCTATATAATAATAATTTAAAATAAATTATTTGTTAAAAATAATAACTTAGAATCTGTATAATATATTTATTATACAAATACGATGGACACAAACGATATGCGAGTTACTAAAAGAAATGGTGAATTAGAGGAGATCGCCTTTGATAAGATAATATCTCGTATCAAAAAATTAGGTCAGGAAGTAGGAATCCAAATTAATTACGCCTCTTTAGCGATGAAAGTAATTGATCAATTGTATGACGGAATTCCGACTACAAAGATAGACGAATTGGCAGCAGAGCAGTGCGCCTCGATGTCTACATCGAACCCAGATTATGGCACACTTGCGTCAAGAATTGTGATCTCGAATCATCAGAAAAATACGGATCCTTACTATAACATGGTTGTAAATCGTCTTTATAATTTTAAAAATGTTCACGGTAAAGTAAAACCACTAATTTCAAAGACGTTCTTTGAATATTACGCTCATAACCAAGGTGAAATTGATAATATGTTTGATTATGATCGCGATTATTTAATTGACTATTTTGGATTTAAAACACTAGAGCGCGCTTATTTATTTAAAGTTGGCGACAAAATTATAGAAAGACCTCAACATATGTGGATGCGTGTTGCTATAGGAATTCATGGAGATTTAAACAATCCAAATAGTCTAACGCTAGTTAAAGAAACATATGACTTAATGTCGCAAAAATATTTTACACACGCAACTCCAACATTGTTCAACGCTGGAACACCAAGTCCTCAGTTGAGTTCGTGCTATTTAATTGCTATGGAAGACGACAGTCTTGATGGAATATATAATACTCTCAAGGATTGCGCACAAATATCAAAATATGCTGGAGGAATTGGTTTACATATTCATAACATAAGAGCAAAGGGTACACATATTCAAGGAACAAATGGTTCATCAAATGGATTAGTGCCAATGTTGCGTGTTTTTAACAGCACCGCTAGATATGTTGACCAGGGTGGCGGAAAACGAAATGGTTCTTTTGCGATTTATTTGGAGACGTGGCACGCAGATATTTCCGATTTCTTAGAACTGAAAAAGAACCATGGTGACGAAGAATTGAAGGCGCGTGATCTATTCTACGCTTTATGGATTTCCGACTTGTTTATGGAGCGTGTCAAAGAGAAGGCAGGTAAATGGTCTTTATTTTGCCCCCATGAGTGTCCTGGATTAAGTGACTGTTATGGTGAGGAATTTAGGACGCTATATGAAAAATATGAATCAGAAGGCAAGGCGCGGAAAACCATGTTGGCTCGCGACCTATGGTTTCAGATTTTGGACGCACAGATGGAAACTGGGACACCGTATCTGTTATATAAAGACGCCGTCAATTTGAAATCTAATCAGAAAAATATTGGAATAATTAAAAGTTCAAATTTATGCACTGAAATTTGTCAGTATTCCGACGATAAAGAGACCGCTGTGTGTAACTTGGCGTCAATTGCGTTACCATCGTTTGTCAATGAAGAAACCAAGCAATTTAATTATAATAAGTTAATTGAAGTGATCAAGGTTGTAACTAACAATTTGAACCGAGTAATCGATATTAACTTTTATCCCACTGAGAAGACAAGGACAAGTAATATGAAGCATAGACCCATTGGCATTGGTGTTCAAGGTCTCGCTGATGCACTTTTCATGATGGATATTCCGTTTCATTCAGAAGAAGCAAAGCAAATAAACAAGGACATATTTGAGACTATTTATTACGCCTCTTTAACTAAAAGTAATGAAATTGCTATAAAGCGTAAGTCAGATAAATTTGCAATCTTTACAGAAAATGAACTAACAAAGTTACCAGATCATTTACTAGGATCTTATAGTTCTTTTGTAGGATCACCGGTGTCGCAAGGTATTCTTCAGTTTGATATGTGGAATAATTTTGCCGGACATTCATCTACTCTTAATTATGACTGGACTACTTTAAAGAAGAGCATTGTAGAAAATGGACTGCGTAATTCACTTTTAGTAGCGCCTATGCCAACTGCGTCAACGTCGCAAATCCTGGGATTCAATGAGTGCTTTGAACCCATTACAAGCAATATTTACAGTCGACGAACATTGGCAGGTGAGTTTGTATTGCCAAATAAGTATTTGATGAAGGACTTGATAAAATTGGGTCTTTGGAATGAACAAATTAAAAACAATATTATTGCGAATAAGGGATCTATTCAACACTTAACCACTATTCCAGAGCATATTCGTAACAAATATAAGATTGTTTGGGAAATACCAATGAAGCACGTTATTGATATGGCGGCAGATCGTGGTGCGTATATTTGCCAGAGTCAGAGTCTGAATTTGTGGATGGAAGATCCAGTATATAACAAGTTGACATCTATGCATTTTTACGCATGGGAGAAAGGGTTAAAAACTGGCATCTATTACTTGAGACGAAAGGCGAAACATCAGGCGCAACAGTTCACCATTGAACCGGAAGCAATAAAAAATGGTCTTAATGGTAATGGTAATGAAAATGATGGTAATGAAGAGATATGTGAAATGTGTAGTGCATAAATGTGTAGCAAATAATCATATCCGTTATTTTTTATGATACTTTCTAGTTTTACCATATTTTTTATACTTCCGAGTTGTATTCTTGTGTCTTTTTGACTTTATATGTCTTTTTGTTTTCCTGTATTTTCCACCAATCTTTGTTGCAATACTTTTATCAAATGATTCAGAACGCTTCTTTGTATTTGTACTTGTACTTGTACTTGTAGATAGAAGTACACCAGTCTCCGTCCGCGCCTGTTGAAGTCTTTCTAATTTGTATTTTCCACATAAACTTAGGGATTTATTTGCTTGTTCAAAATCTTGTAAAACATTTATATCATCATGAACACTACTAAGAGTTATACCATTAATTGGTAAAATACCCATTTTTTCTCCAAATGGACGAGCAATTTTAAAACTTGAACAATTTTGCGCTTTAAAATCAAAAACTGTAGCAGTATTAGATCGATGTTCACGCCAAAATTTATTCATAGTTTCAGAATGAGTTACTACAGTTATATTGGGATTCAAATCTAAGTTATAAAAATTACCACCATCTTTTACCCAATTTATAAATTTATATATATCTCCCGGTTGCGCGCCATCAATTGCTTTATCCTTTTTACTAATATTGTCTGGTATTGTAGGTTTGTTTATGTCTTGAGTTGGTTTGGCACTTAAATAATCAGCATATGGTCCTACAAAACTACATGTATATTTATTGTTTGTATCTCTTGTATACACAAAACACCAAATTTGGTTACTACTATTACTATCATTTTTATTAGGAGGAAGTTTGACTACAATAGTATCTGATAACTCATTAAAAAACACTTTTAAACCCGAATTTGAAAAACTGCGGTCCAAACCAGGTATAATATCTAACGAAGTTACTGTATTTAATTTACTTAAAGTATCTAAAAAACTACCAACATTTATCATCATCTGATTAGGTGATTCTGGGTAATTTCCACGTTTAAAAATAGTTCCTTGTTTTTCATTTAAAAATGGAGACACATTTAATTCAAGTACTCTGTTATTAGGAGTTCTAGGTGGAGGAGCAGCAGATGCTTCTGATTCAATCAATGATGCATCTTCAGTAGCAACAGTAGCAGCAGATGCTTCTGATTCAATCAATGATGCATCTTCAGTAGCAACAGTAGCAACAGTACCAAACAGTATTATTGCTGTTAATAATGTTCTTAACAAGGCAGATGTATATACTTGTAACACTTGTTTAGATCCACGGGGATAGTAATCAGGTTTTTTAATGCTTTTTTGAAAATCTATAGTATCTATTAAACCTATTAATGTTAAAGATGGTTCCATATCTTTATTTACTAATCCACCCCACGCACTTTCACCCACCTCAGTATTATTACAAGAATTTGAATGACGAAAAAATGTAAAATTTAACTTATCAAAAAAGGTAAACCATTTTAGTATTTGCTCTAATTGGGTTTTTTTTTCTGGTTCTGGGTTTGTTTCAATCTTATCGGTAAT